TGGGTTCAGCTGACCTGTCGCGCATCAACGCAGCAGCAGAGGCTGAGGCCCATGCCCTGTTCCTGGAGGAAGAGGCGGCCAGTGCCGGCCATAACGTGCTGCGAGGCAACCCCAACCACACGGACGTCTTCATGTCCTTCAAGCCAGCCTGGGCCCTGCGTCGCTAAGCCATGCCACTCATCAGCAGCTCCATCCCGAACCTCATCAATGGGGTCAGCCAGCAGCCAGCAGCGTTGCGCTTGGCGTCTCAGTGCGAGCAGATGGTCAACTGCATGGCCAGCCCAGTGGAGGGCCTGAAGAAGCGACCGTCAGCCCAGCACATCGCCAAGTTGTTCAATGGGTCAGCTGGCGCCGGCCGGCCGTTCACGACCATCGTGGACCGAGACGGAACCATCAAGTACCTGGTGTTGATCCAAGACAACGCCATCAAGGTGTTTGGGTTGGATGGATCGGTGAAGACGGTCAGCACCCCAGACGGCACGTCGTACCTCGACATCACGGGTGAACCCAGCTCCACGTTTCGGGTCGCATCGGTCGCTGACTACACGTTCATCGTGAACCGTGAGAAGACGGTGGCCATGTCAGGCACGACGTCGCCCAGCTGGGGCACCAAGTCCATGGTGTTCATCAGGTCTGCTGAGTACGCCACCACGTACAGCATCACCGTGAACGCCACCACGGTCAGTTACACCACGCTGCCGGCTGGTGGCAAGCGAATGTCAGCCACGTACAGCAGGAGCTCCAACACGGTCACGGTAACCGCTACGGCCCACGGCTTGTTCACCAATGACCAGGTGGACATGAGCTTCCAGAGTGGTTCTGGCACTGCAGGCACTTTTACGATCACGGTGACTGGTGCCAACACATTCACGTACACAGATACTGCGGGTGGCACGACGTCAGGAAATTGCACCGTCGTCCATGAACCGAACTACAGCCCGAGCACGGTTGAGATCGCTGGGGCCCTGAAAGCATCGCTGGCCACAGCACTGGGCGGCACGTTCACCGTTACCAACGGCACCGGCGAATACATCGTGCGGATCGCCAAGAACGACGGCACCGATTACACGCTGGGTTCTAGCGACACCAAGACCAGCCTGGCCACTGTGCCCATCAAAGGAACCATCGACTCCATCAGTGACCTGCCTGTCACCGCTGAGCACGGGTTCATCGTCAAGATCCTGGGCGCTGCTGCCACTGGGGCCGACGACTACTACGTGAAGTTCGTCACCAATGTTGGCTCAGGCTTTGGCCATGGTGTTTGGCAGGAGACAGTGGCCCCTGGCATCGCATACCTGTTTGATGCGACGACCATGCCGCATGTGTTGATCCGCAACAACGACGGGACCTTCACGTTCCAGAAGTTCACGTGGACCGGCCGGGTCGCTGGTGATGCCACCACAGCTCCAAACCCCAGCTTTGTGGGGTCCACCATCCAGAACGTCAACCTGTTCCGCAACCGGCTGGTGCTGCTCGCTGACGAGAACGTCATCACGTCGGCCGCTGATTCGTACGACCGGTTCTGGCCTGAGTCAGCACAGACCATCGTCGATTCAGACCCGATCGACCTGAGTGCCGGCAGCCGCAAGATCAACTTCCTCATGGCCAGCGTTGCGTTCTCGAACGTGCTGCTGCTGTTCAGCCGGCATGGCCAGTTTCGATTGGACTCAGGCTCCAGTCTTGGCCAGTCGCTGACCCCTAAGACCGCAGCGGTCACCCAGGTCACAGCGTTTGAGATGGGCGACGTCGTGGACCCCGTGATCGTGGGTCGCACCATGTATTTCGCCATTCCCAGGGGGGACTTTAGTGGGCTGCGGGAGTTCTTCTTGCCGGATGCTTCGGGCCCGGTGCCCACATCGGAAGAGGTGACGTCGTCGGTGCCACGGTTCTTGCCAGGCAACCTTTGCAACCTGGTGGCGACAGCAGCTGAAGAGGCTGCGTACGTCGTGTCCAAAGACCAGCCGACCCGGGTCTATGGGTACAAGTTCCTGTTCGAGGGCGACAAGAAGCTGCAGAGCGCCTGGGGGTACTGGGAGACCAACGGGGGCAAGAGCATCATCGGGGTCGACATGGTGGACAGCGACCTGTACCTGGTGGTCCAATACTCCAACGGGGTCTACCTGGAGAAAGTGGTGACCCGGCCCGAATCCGTGGACGCTGGCACCACAGTGGAACTCCTGCTCGACCGCAAAGCCACTGAGGCCAGCTGCTCCGTGGCGTTGACGACACCGAGCGGGCTCGACACCCAGAGCACCATTACCCTGCCGTATCCGATCGACACAACGAACGCCCACATGGCGGTGGTGGGTCGGTTCTATGCCGGCAACAGCTTGATGCACGGCCAGTCGGCACAGATCATTTCATCAACGGCTGCCGGTGGAACTGGGGGCAACGGAACCCTGACTGTCCGTGGAGACCTGACGTCCGCCAAGTTCTACGTGGGCGAAACCTACGACATGCTGTACGAGTTCAGCTCCCAGTTCCTGAAGGAGCAACCACCAGGCGGCGGCATGGCTGTGGTGGCTGGACCGAAGCTGCAGCTGCGCACCTGGACCGTCGTGTTCGACAAGACGTCGGCCTTCAACCTGCGGGTGACACCACGGGGCCGGGACGCCCAGACGTACCCGTACACCGGCCTGGAGATCGGAGACCAAGAGATCGCCTTGGGGGAACTGGCGCTGCGGACATCCAAGTTCCGGGTGCCCGTCATGGCCCAGAACATCGAGGCCAAGGTCGAGATCACCAGCTCAAGTCCCCTGCCCTGTCGCATCCAATCGGCAGAATGGGAGGGTTGGTACCACACCCGCTCCGCCCGCCTGTGAACACGCCGTACACCAGGCCCACACGGGTCTCTGACATCCCGTACGTGGCGGAGTTCATGCGGGAGGAGGACGTCGCTGAGGTGCGGGCCCAGTCCGGCCAGACGCCACAGCTGTCTCTGCTGCACAGCTTCTTCAAAGGGGACCCGTGCATGACGATGATCGGGCGAGACGGTCGACCCATGGGCATGTGGGGGGTGGTGCCGCAACGGGCCGACGTCGGGTGCATCTGGATGCTGTGTACCGATGACCTGGCCCGGGACCGACTGAACGCCATGCGGTTCCTGCGGGAAGCCAGGGTCCATCTGGACGCAATACAGGCTCGGTACCGGGTCCTGTGCAACCTTGCGGATGCTCGTAATGTGGTGCATATCAGGTGGTTGCGCTGGATGGGGTTCACCTTCATCAAGTCGCACCCACAGTTCGGGACAGAGGGTCGGCTGTTCCTTGAGTTCGTGAGGATCTGACGCCATGTGTGGACCAATCCCAATCATCATGGGTGTCGTGACCGCTGGCCTAGGCATCGGTCAGTCGATCGCTGGCGCCCAGGCGGCCCAGGACCAGGTTCTTTTTGCGAACGCCCAGGCCCAACAGCAGTATGCGTTTCAGCAGAACTCGGCTATGGTGGCCCGTGGCTATGAAGACCTCAAAGCAAACCAGCAAGAAGAGGTGAAAAGAATCACTAGGTTGATGGCCGACAATGCTTTCGCCAACGACGTCGCAGCACTTAATACAAGATTCATACAGGAGCAAGCTGCATCCAGCCAGGAGCAGCAGAAGGGCGCGATTGCTGGGCTTAAGGCCCGGGGTGAGGTCCTTGCATCCGGTCGCCTTGGCAACACACCAGACAACTTGATCGCTGACTTCTACCGACAGCAGGCGCAGTACGACTTTGCGACCAGCCAGAACCTGGCGTTCATGGGAACCCAGCTGCAACAGCAGAAGGTCGGGGCAGCTGCCGAACGTGGATCAAGGATCGCCAGCCAGCAGACGTACATCAAGCAGCCGGTACTGGATCCCTTGGAGCCCTTGTACCAGAAGGCGCCGAGCATGACGCCGTTCATCTTGCAGGGCCTTAGTGCTGGCATGGCTGGTGTTACAACCGGCATGAGCACTGCTGCGTCGATGAAGCAGGCTGGACTAAAAATGAACTACTGGGGATTCAAGCCCGCATAACCCATGGCACGCATTTCCACCGGCCAGACCTACGGCGACACCAACCGCGCCACAGCGGCTCAGCTCCTGGGCGGCATCCCCATTGACGCGACGTCAGGTGCCATTGCCCAAGGGGCGATCACTGCGCCGTCGCTCCAGCCACGGGCGACCCCGGTGTCCACGTTCCAGCAGGTGGGGGCTCCGATCCTGGGTGGGGCCCCGAAGTTCTTTGCGCCACCGGACCTGCCGAACCCAGGCCAAGACATGGCGAACCTGGCCCGGTCCCTCGGGGGGTTCAGCACCGCGTTGCAGGGGTTCAGCGAGTCCTATGTCTCCAAGCAGCAAGCGGACGCCAAGGAGGCAGAGCAGAGGGCCACAGGTCTCGTCACCAAATACGGCCCCGCCTATGACCTAGCGAAGATAACAAGCGCCATTGAGAAGAAGGTTGCCTTAGGCGGGGCCGATGCTCCGCAGGCGGCCAGGGATCTGCAACTCCTGCGCGAGATGCAGAACAGCTCGGTCGGGCGAATTTGGCTGGAGCGGTCGTCGGAGCAGAACGCGATCTCGGAGTCGGTGATGTCGCTGTCGGGCCGGCTAGAAAACACAAGCACGATCGACGTCGGTGGCCAAAAGATTGAACTGAGCTCGTTGCCAACCACTGACCCCAGGTGGAAAGAGTACCGGGACGGGCAACTGTTTGGCGGCAGACCGATAAGCGCGGCTACTGCTGCCAAGAATCAGCAACTCATCTTGAACGCTCAGCTCCAAGCGGACGATGCCCAACGCAAACGCTACAACGTAGCCAGCGAAGTTCAGTTTCAGGGACAACTTGCAGACAACTTGAAGTACGCGGCAGGCGTATATGTGACCAATTTTTACGGACGCGGCGGCATGGGGGCTGCGATTGCCGCTGGATCGCAAACGCTGCAAAGACAAATTGACCAAACCATGCTGACTACACTTACGCCAGAAGCAAAAAAGAAAGTAATAGATGGAATCCTGGAGTCTTGGGCTACCAACGTAATCACAGCTGCAAAAGCAAATCGCCAGTTTATTCCGAATCTTGGCACTTTAATCAATCCCGTATTGCGCAACGTTTTTACCGGGCCAATCGACCAACGCATTGGCAAAGATGGCTACCCAAATGAAGACTTGCGCCTTTACAACACCTTGGGCGGTGAACCCTACTTGGATCGACTAGGGTCCGACCTTCAGCAAAAATCAATCCAAAACGAATCCCAGTTGTCTCAGCTTGCCAAAATTGACGCGGAGCGGCAGTACAACGACGTACGCACAAGTGCTCAAAAGAATGGAACCTTGGGCACTGCGTTCTTTGATGCACAAGAAAAGGCTGCGCTGGCCATCCAGGATCCGTACATTCGTGGTGCTCGCTTGTCTGCTATTAACGCAGATCGGACGCAGTTCGACGCCACGTACACAGCGCCAGCCCAGGCCCAAAAGGCCCTTTACTTTACTCAGCAGTTGGCCTTGACCCAAGGCGACGACGGGGCACGCAAGCAACTGCAAGCCCAGATTCAAGCCGCCCTTGACAACAAACAGATCTCTGGCGCTGCCGCAATCAGCCTTCAAGGATCCATTAACGCTCAAGGAAATAGAGACGTTCGCGCCTACGACGGAGCCATCAACAAGCAATTAGACATAATACGCAAAAGGGAGATGTCGTACTTTGCGTCGCCCGGATCGTACGGCGATAGCACCATCACAAGCTACGAGATGGGCATGATGAACAATTTTAACATTAAGGGATTCCAGGGTGCCCAAGACGAAGTAGCAAAAGCCATCGCCGCTGGCAAAGACCCTGCTGACGCCATCAATAAATACTTCGCCAACAGCAACTTCGGGTTCACCCGTCGCATCGACCCAGCCCCGTCGTATCAGTCCTTGCCCCAACTGATTCAACAGAACACCGGCTCCGCATCGCGCAACGTCATCGACCCCTTGAAAGCCAATGGCCTGCGGGGTGCGGCTCAGAACAAGCAGGTCCTAAAGCAAGATGCGTTCATAAACGAGATGGACACATGGCTGCGCACCGGCAAGCCAACGGAAGGCTTCAAGACCCTGATGAAAGCGTTGACGGGTGGCGGGCAGAAGGCGTCTGACGTGATCCTGAATCAGTACAGGCTGCATGGAATCCCGGTTGACCCTGCAGCCCTGCCAGCGATCAAAGCCCTGGACGGCCAGAAGCTGTCGATGGCCACGCCCCAGTCCCGCATGACGCCCCAGCAGAACCCAGCCCTGATGGGCATCTCGATCGCCAGCAGGGCCTTGGGCGACTTGCTGGTGCCACCAGCGTCAGCAATGGAGATGCCCGCGTTGCCGCCGCTGCCAAGTTTCAGGGGTGGGCCGGCGACGCCACCACCGGCCATCATTACGTCTAAACCCAGGTCAGTCGTAAGTCCGTCGGCCAGGGTCGACGGATACCTGAAGCGGCTGTCGTACATCGAAACCAGGCTGCGCAACATTCCAAACTCCGAGGGCTCTGGAGCGACGGGATACTTCCAGGCTCAGGACGCATTCAACAAGGAAGCGATTCAGGCGTCTGGTGGCAAATCGCCGCGGAGTGCCAACTTCAAAGATGCTTCTGATGCCACGGCAGCCTGGATCCGCGTCAACAATAAAAAAGCATGGGTGGCCATCAACGCTGGCAGGTACGACGAGGCTGACCGACTCCTGCGTGGCACATGGCCATCGCTGCCCGGTGGCACCCAAGTCCAAGAGGACAGCGTCCAAAGGAAAGGCCGCACTTACCTCCGGTAACACCTGGCGCACTGTCGTCAGCAGTCCAGACTGTCTCCATCGCAACTGACCCATGCCCGTCCAGACAATCCGTGACCCCAAGACCGGCGAAGAGCGCAAGGTCTACGTGTTGCCGACTGGCATCGGGGCAGACGCCGAGGCACCCAAGCCCCAACCCAAGCCACAGGCGCCTGGTGGGTTCCTAGGAACCATCAACGACTTGAACCCCATCAAGCAGATCAGCGCCTTGGGCTCTGGTGTCTCCACGTTCCTGCAGACCGGAGACCTGAACAAAGGCATCGCAGCGGCACAAAAGGAATCAGCGGCAACGACGGGCCTGGGCCGGTCCGTTGAGCGTGTTGGCACCATTGGCGCCCAGCGGGCTGTTGACGCAGCTAGGTACGAGGTAGATCGAGCTCGCCTGGCCCGGGAACAGATCGCGGCCGGCACGTCGCCCATGGACGTGAAGATTCCGTCAACCGGGCCCGGAGCTCCGAGCGCCCAGCGTGTGCGGCTGCCCCAGTGGATGGGGTACGACGGCCCCCAGGAGCAGGCCAAGAACCCAGTTGAAGACGTTGCGGCCAACATCCTGGCGTTCGTGCCGTATTTCGCTGTCGCAAGCAAAGCCGGCGCCCCAGCAAACGCATTGGTGCGCACGTTGCCAGGCGTGGGCAAGATCGCCACTGGCTTTGAGGCTGCAACTGCTGGACTCAAGGCAGCTGGTGGACTCAAGAAAGTCGCTGGCGTCTTTGCTGAAGAAGCCGTGTCTGGGGCCATCCCAAGCGCGATCGCCACTTACTACGCCCAGAAGCCCACCGACAAAACCCTGAGCGATGGCCTGAACGACGTCGTCAAAGGCACCCCCTTTGAAGGCATTGTCGCCAAAGGCCTGTTGATTGACCCGAACGACACAGTCGAGCAGGCCCGCATCAAGCAATCCATCAACGACGCCGTCTGGTCTGTGCCCCTTGGGGGAGCCTTGGGCACCGGGTTCCACGGCATCGGCGCCATGGCGGGGGCCACAAAACGGGCCCTGGCTGAGCTTTTGCACAACACCGTCAAGGTCGGCCAGGCTGACGTCGCCATGAAGGAAGCGGTTGAAGCCGCAACCACGGGCACCCCAGCAGCTGCAGCAGCCCCCGGTGCCCCAGCCCCCACTGCGGCCCCCACCCCTCGCGTCGTGTCCGGCAAGCGGGTGTTCTCGTCAGAGGTGTACCAGGGCCTGCGTCGTCAACCGATGTGGGAGAAGACCGGTGTCGAGACCCAGAACGTCTTGGAGCCCCAGGCCAGGCAAGGCGCCCCAGCGGCCCCAGCGCCACAAACACTGCCGGCTGACACCTACTACCCACGCCTGAACTACAGCGACATCAACCCAGGCGCCAGCCCTATCCCAACCCCCAGCGGCAAGCGGTACGCAGAATCCTTGGCGGGTCAGGATCAAGTCGCGATCGAGGCGACGTCGCAGAAGCTTCGGGCATCGTTCAACAACGCAGCAGCAAAGCTCGGCATCGAGCTGGGCCCCAA